AAGACATACCTGGATTGCTCCTAAGAAAAAAGAACCCGGTGCCAGTGGTATACGCAAGCAGTTGGCAGAACTGTATCCGCATCTTAAAGACGATGACATTGCAGTACTTGCATCTATTACTACCAAAAAAGAAATTGACGAGCATGTGAAGTTGCTGGGACAAGACGTTAAAAAATGAGTTATACCTGTCAGTACTGTCGGAAAGACTTTGTGAAAGAAACAAGTCTCACTGTACATAGCTGTGAGCCACGTCGTCGTAGACAGGAACGAGCAGAGCGTGGTGTGGAACTGGGCTTTCAAGCCTACATTAAGTTCTACGAAATGACACAGGGCAGTGCCAAACTAAAAACATTTGATGACTTTGCTGACTCACCTTACTACCGAGCATTTGTCAAGTTTGGTCGCTACTGTGTGAGCATACGTGCCATTAACCCTGCACGTTTTATGGAATGGGTATTAAAGCAAAACAAAAAGATTGACCACTGGTGTCGAGACGCAGTGTACACAGAATACCTGATATACTATTTACAAGTAGAAAACATCAACGATGCCCTGGCTCGTGCCATGGAGTACGGTATTGACTGGACAGAGAAAACAGGCAATCCCGCTCAGGATTGTTTACGTTATGGCGGCACCAATGCCACAGTGTATGCAGTTACCACAGGACGCATTAGTCCTTGGGTAATTTACAATTCAGAGTCTGGGCAACGGTTTTTAAGCACACTGGACGCTGGTCAGATTGCCATGGTATGGCCCTACATTGACTCGGATGTCTGGCAAAAGAAGTTTAACGACTACACAGCAGACCAAGAGTATGCCAAAGAAATATTAACGCAAGCAGGGTGGTGATGTATAAAAAACTAGCAGCCATTGGAGATAGTTTTTCCAGCACCGATTGCGGCCTTAGTTGGCCCGACTTGGTAGCAGATAAACTTAACTGTAACTTAGTTCGTGCTGCAAGTCCTGGGGCTGGCAATAGTTTTTATGTTGAGAAGTTGCACGACTATGTAAAAGATCCTGCTGTAGATCTTGTAATAGTCCAACTCACAGAGCCCAGTCGTGCTGTGATTGGATTACGAGCCTGGGAAGAAGTTGCACAGGGATTAAGACCATCTCCGTACGGAACACCAGTAACTGGTCCCAATCACAATCATGTGTACAAAGACATAGGTTGCTATACCATGAACATACACAACAACGAACGATGGCTGGATCCTTTTATTGGAAACACAGGAATAGATCGTTTTTGGCTCAGTCAAGGTGCTGGTGCACGTTGGTGGCATTATCAATCTGTGCATAGTGTGTTGGCAATGAAATCCTTGTGTGATGCACACAATAAAAAACTAGTGTTGTTTTCGTGGTTTGTACCTTGGACAGAGTTCTTTGTTCCGGGTTATGAATGGTTGCGGTTAACATTGACATTAGTGCCAGGTGTTGCCAAACATGAAGGTGAGCTACTGAACTTGCCCTTGACCAGTTGCGGACACTATGCTACAGAATCATATCAACAATTGTTTGCTGAATATTTGTGGCCTAACTTGGAACCATTGTTATGAATAGACTGTTTACATTTGGTTGCAGTTATACTAGTTATGCGTGGAGCACCTGGGCAGACATACTAGGCCAGTCAGCACAAGAATTTCAGAACTGGGGCATGCTGGGCACTGGCAATCAGTTTATCTTTAACAGCATACACGAATGTCACCAACGCAATCGATTCCATCCAGGAGATACTGTTATTGTGTGCTGGACCAATGTCATGCGTGACGACAGATATACCAACAATTGGAATACTCTGGGCAACATCTATACTCAACTATTGTATGATCCTGTTTGGGTACGCAAGTGGATAACCGAACGTGGATGTCTGCTAAGAGATCTGGCAGCCATTGCCGGAGTTAAACTGTTGCTGGAGTCCATAGGAGTCAACTGGCATTTTTTAAGCATGGTGCCCGTAGATCAATCTGATCAATACTCTAGTCAAACAAATCCCAATCTGGATTTGCTAACTTTATACCAGGATGCTATTGTTGATATAAAACCCAGTTACTGGCAAGTGCTAGAAGGTCGCCCCAAGTTAAAGTTTGACTTGCACCCAAGCCCTGAAGACCACTTGTACTATTTGAATCAAGTGTTGCCAGAACTTGATATAGCCGAATCAACTAGGTTGCAGGTAGCAGAAGAAACTGCTATAATACAGCAAGCAGGAACTGTTCCTGCGTATAAAAAGCCTAACGTTATAAGAGCATGAGCGCAGATATTGACATTGACTTTGCAGACCGCAGTCAACTGCTGGAGTTAATACAGCATACTCCTGCACGACAGATTGTTCAAGGTCAAGTACGTCGTCACAATTCTGGCGTGTATGTAACAGACATTCCCTGGGATCCTGTAAATTGTTGTGCGGCCATAGACTACGAGGCAGCAGAACAGTTAGGTTATTTTAAAATTGACTTCTTAAACATGAGTGTTTACCAGTTGATCGCCAACCCTGAACATTATGCTACAGCAGTCACTACTGAACCTGAATGGAGTAGACTATGGCAAGATCCAGGGTGGGCAAAGCAGTTGGCACACGTGGGCAACTATACGGATTTACTAAAAGAAATGCGGCCAGATAGTATTCCACGCATGGCCGCATTTATCAGTATAATCCGTCCAGGCAAAGCTCACTTGCAACGCCAACCTTGGGATGTGGTGTTTGACTCTGTATGGGACGGCGACGAAAGTCGAGGCTACACATTTAAGAAAAGCCACGCAATCTCTTACGCAGCCTTGGTAGCATTACATATGAACTTGCTCAGTCCATCCGCCGCACCAGCGTGATACTTTTTCGTTTGCCTTTTTTCAGTGCAATGTCAGCAAGGCTACACACAGGGCCATGCAGTATTTCCAAATCTTTGTTGGCAAATGTACGCAAACAAGGTCGGAATATGTCCCAGTCTTTCTTTAGGAAGATGTTGATGGGAATACTACGGTTGCTTTCCCACCACCAGGCATTGGCCAACTCTAGAAATCTTTGTTTCAGCACAGGGTCGTGTATGCTGCCAAAGTCGTATATGGTGGTAACTGACACGTCTTGATTCTGCACAATGCCCACATACTCCGTGGAAGCATATACACACAGTGTAATAAAGGGGTATTGTTCGCTGAGTTTAGTAAAGATATCATTGGCCATCGGTGGTATTTATACCGTGCATTTTTGGCTAAATTTAAAGGTTATCTTTTGTCGCTAAATACATCCATATGTATTCAACCACTGCTTACCTTTACCAACAAGTAACTCGAGTTATTGTAGTCGACACCAGTGGTGCTTATTTCAATCTGAGGTACAATCCTGTGTATGCTAAAAAACTAACAATTAACAAAGGTGTTGACAATGTGATCTTGTTTGAGTTCATCAATCAAGACGAAAAGCCGGTGAATATCACCGGCAGCACACTGACATTTAGAATGGTTAGCCAAAATGGCGCCGCGTTATTGGTTCAAAAAGAAATGGTTGTTATCAATGCACAGTATGGTCGTGCCAAAGTAACACTGACCACAGCAGAACTCGATACTGTGCTGGCACAGCCCGCCGCCTACAGCATCATGCGAGCCAGCGGCAATCTAATAGAAGCAGTGTACACAGACGCACAATCAGGTGCTCGTGCTCCGCTTGATGTAGTAGACAGTGTGTATCCTCAGTATGTGCCCAGTGCCAATTTGACAATCCCCACAACAGAAATCACAGCTCAGGTCAGTTATGGTGGGTCCAGCAGTAGTGTGTACCCAGACTGGGCACTAAATGCTGGCAGTTCAATCAACAACTACAGTCCTTACCAACCAACTGAATTTTACAGCAGTTTTATAGAACCAGTTGGTGCGGTAACCACAATACAAATGGACTTGCTTGGCTACACAGGTACAATCAAGGCCCAGGCCGCAGAGAACTATCAAAGCATCTGGTACAATGTGACAGAATCCACACAGTACTATAACAGAACTGAAACCATTTATATGAACGTGATTGGATGGCATCCGTTGTTGCGTTTGTGTTTCAACAACAGCATATACACCACCGGTACAAACGGTCAAGCAATGGGTAATCCCGGTCAGGCCACTGCCACTGTGGCCAATGGCATTGTCACAGGAGTCACTGTTTCTAATCCAGGGTTTGGTTATTTGGCTCCGCCACTGATTGAATTTGTTGGAGAAGGTGCAGGTGCTGTGGCCACTGCCAGTATATCTGGCAGTTCAATCAGTGGCATTACCTTGATATCCGGTGGTTCCGGATACCGTCCAGTTCCTCCTACCATGCAGTCAGTACAGGTACTTGTTTCCACCGGACGTGTGGTAAACTTGAAGTATCGTTAAGCCAAAACAAGTTGCATTGTCTTAAAAAACGTGTTACAATAGTAGCATGATCGACGTGTTGGCATTTTTACCAGGCAAAAGAAAACAGTCCGGTTCTGGATGGATTTCTTTTAACGCACCCTGTTGTGTACACAACGGCAACACACCGGACCGGCGAGGACGTGGTGGTATCAAACTATCAGACCAAGGATGGAGTTATCACTGCTTTAACTGCGGATACAAAACAAGTTTTATACTAGGACGCAATATCGGATTCAAAGCACGACGCCTGCTTGAATGGATAGGCGTTCCCGAAAACGACATTAATCTGATCAATCTTGAAAGCATGCGCCATCGTAGCATGGAAGGCATGATTGAAGACCGTCAGCGTATGTGGAACAACACAGCACCCATTGAGTTTACGGAAACAGAGTTGCCTGAATTTACAGATTTTGTAACACCAGCAACGCCCGATCCATGGGCATATTTGCGTAGCAGGCATGTGCCAGAAGACTATCCCATCATGGTGGCTGCCACAACACGACCTGGAGTAGTTGTGCCGTTTACATACAACAACCAAGTGGTAGGCAGCACAATACGTTTCTTAGATGATCGCAATCCACGCTACATTAATGACATGCAAAAGGGATATGTGTTTGGCATAGACCTACAGCAAGCAGGTTGGCAAAATGTGATTGTTACAGAAGGTATCTTTGATGCACTCAGTATCGGTGGCTTGGCTGTGATGCACAACGAAATCAGTGATGACCAAGCAAGACTGATACGTAGCCTAGGGCGCAATGTCATTGTGGTTCCAGATCAAGACACTGCAGGTGTAGAGTTGATTGATCGTGCTGTGGAACTGGGTTGGGCGGTGAGCATTCCAGATTGGCCTGCAGGTGTTAAGGACATTAACGATGCTGTGAAACTCTGGGGCAAGTTAACAACACTGCTAACTATAATGCAATCGAGTGAGAGCAGTCGAATTAAAATAGAACTAAGGAAGAAACAACTTGTTAAAAGATTACGGACTTGAAGTCCAACGATTATTCTTAGAAATGATGTTGGAAGACGCCAGCAGTTATGTGCGTGTTCAGAACATTTATAATCCACAGAACTTTGACAAGAGTCTACGTCCTGCAGCCGAGTTCATCAAAGAACACACGGACAAGCATAAGACCATGCCAGACAAGACGCAGATAAGTGCAACCACAGGAATTAAACTACAACCGGTGCCGGACTTGAACGAAGGACACTTTGATTGGTTCATGACTGAGTTTGAGAGTTTTACCAAGCGTCAAGAACTTGAACGTGCTATTCTTAAAAGTGCAGACCTGTTAGAAAAGGGCGAGTTTGAGCCCGTTGAGAAACTGATCAAAGACG